CGCCATCTGCCCCCCCGCCGTTCGGTACAACAAAATCTGCTGTTACTTCGGACTGTTCCTTTTTTACTTTCGCAAGTTCTTCCGCAGCATCAGTTGTCCACGGATGATTCGCAATAATGGTTTCATTGGAGATGATACCCACGGAGTTTTTACAGTTGTTGATTGTATCGCCTTCATTGATAGGTAAATCACGATTGAAGATGAAGTCCACTTCCTCAACTGTATCTTGATTAGTTAAACCACGATACGTGTTAACGAACCACATCAAATCGTGCAAGCTAGATTTAAACTCTAACTCCATTTCATTGGCATCTAAATCAATATCAGAGTACATGGACATGATGTTCATCTGATTAGGATTGTTAGCCATACGATCGTCCTTAGCATCAAAGCCTCGTCCGTTCTCGATAATAGCTTTACGCAAAATGTTAATCAGTAATTGGTAATTGTCGCTATTCACCTCTATTTTTAAGGCTTTCACATCACCATTGACGCCATCTACTGTGCGAACCTTGATTGCCCCATACGAAGCAAGATTTTGACGGAACTCAGCGAGATTTTCGCCGTCATAGTTCTGCAAAATCAAAATCGTGCTGCGGATATCTTCTTCCATATTATCTTGGAAGTTAGATAGTAATCGATTAAGTGCATCTTGTAAGGACTTGACCTTAACGATAAGCGGTTGTTCGAATTCATTCGCACGGAACATAATGAGAGGTATACGTTCCCAGTTATACGGTTTATCAGCAATCGCAAAATTAGCAGTGTTTTCTTTATCCGGATCAGGAAGTAAACGTTCCGTGTCCCATACGTAATACTGAATACCATCCGGTGTGTAGTATTCCACTTTATGAATGGTCTTAGTTTCTAATCCTGTGTAGTACTCAATATCGTACAAGTAAAGGAACGCATCTAGTTGTGTGTGTTCCTCATCTGCCCAAAATGGTAAAACCTGATGCGGTTTCATCATCTTAAACTTTAGCGTGCCATCGATACCAATGTAAGGGTGTATATACGCCTTACCCGCCATCGTTGCGAACTTGCCTACAGACTTTAATAAGCGCTGGAACTGAATACCAAACATCTTATCAAGCTCGTCATCATCTGCGTTGATATCTAATGGCTTAGACAATAAGTAGTTAACCTTTTGGTCTACTAAATCGTCAAATCGGTTATCCACAATCTGATTATTAGGAACGCCCTGTAACGCTATTCGTGTATTGCCTTCACCAATAACGTAGCGTTGCTTATTCAAAATGTCATGTTTACCGTCATAATAATCGATAGCAGTACACATCGTTTTCCGCTGTTCGCTACCTAGAAAATTACGCAGTTGTGCTTGTAGGAACTCGCGTTCCGACATAGTCGCTGAACCTTTTATGATGCGGTCCCACAGCTGAGATAATATCAATCAAACGACCACCTTTCTACATTAATATCTTCCAAACCATACCGCATAGCATCCATTGCATGGTTGTTTTCATCTTCAGGTTTCCCTGTGTATTTCTCAAAGCGATCCTTCGCCCATTGGTACGTAGATAACTCACGCAGCACATTAACGCATCTTGGATGAACGATTAATTCGTAATCTTGTATCCTCTGAATACCATTTAATATGCTGTCTTTACCTTTGCGTGCCCTGGTTATTCCTTTTAGCCCTGCCTGGTACAATTCCTCAATAGATTTAGGCTCGGCACTATCGGCTCGAATCTTCTCTTTCGCATACCCCATATCCTTGATACGAGATGCTAATTGTTGATTCGTAAGCCCTGTTTCGTACAGCTCATCGAATATGTAGATTTTCTTACTCTCCATATCAACTAGCATGCACACTAGTGCTGTAGGGTCTACCGTATAACCAAAATCAAGGCCAAACGCGGACTTAATACCGGTTTGACCTCTAATATAATCAACACTAAATTCTTGTTCTTTCCAGTTTTCGTAAACCAGGCCTTCAACAACGCCCCAGTTGCCGAGCCCCGCTACTTGGTACCGCTTAGGGTTCTTCTTCATTTCTTCGAATAGCACTAAGTCAGATTCACTCAGGAACTCATTACACAGGTAATTCGTAGTCATGGCTAGCACGTTGTCGCTAGGTTCATCAAAAAAGCGTTTCTTTAACCAGTGTCTATCCGACCACGGGTTAAACGTAAGCACCACCTGGTGATACAAACCATCAGGCAACTGACCACGAATAGATTCATCCAGTCTGTTGAAGGCATCTTCACTCATAATCTCGTAAGCTTCTTCAATCCATAGCCTACAGAGTGCTCCAACTTCAACAGTAATGGACGTTACCTTTAACGGATCGTCGAGACCGCGAAATAAGATTTTCTGTCCCGTCGGGATATACGTTATCTCAAGTGGAGATACAGAACATTTAAAGTACCGCTCCACCTTTAACTGTCGCATAGCCCATTTGAGTTGCGCGAAACAGCTGTCACGCAAAGTCCGTTCTGTCTTACGAACGACTAACCAGTTTATGCACGGGTTCTCCATAATCTCCATAATGACTTTTAGAGACTGCGTGGAGGACTTCTTACTGGCACGACTGCCCTTGACTACTTTATAACGCCCCTTGAACCGCCAAAAAGCACCGTATCCCTTGCCTACGATATCAGGCAAGTACACTCTATTAGTCTGCAATATCGTCACCACCTACGATAAGTACAGGCTTAATATCGATAGTTGTATCGCCGCTGAGTATTCTATGGCGTTTGGCCATTAGCTCCAGGGCTTTCAGTCTTGACTTCTCGTCCGGTGGTTTATCGATAATGCGAGCTTCGGAACATCCTTCACCTGTGCCCTCGATAACCACTTGCTTTTCATTTGAAAGCCCCAGGGCAATTCGTGTTAACTCATACTCGACCTGCTGAGCCGTCATGATGTTTTCATTGAAGTAGGCGTCCCGTAATTCAGAGACCCTTGTTTTAATGTTAACTATTTTTAACAATTTAGACGCTTGCACGCCTGCTGTTTTTTCAGAATAACCGGCTCCAAATACAGGGTTTGTTG